TGCAATGAGCGCCTGGGTGAATCAGAAGCGGTTACAGGTCGATGCACGCAAATGGGTGGCCAGCAAGCTCAAGCCGCGGACGTATGGTGATCGGCTTGATGTCAGCGTCAGCGACAACCGGATCAGCGTTATTCAGGCGCTAGAGCAGGCGCAAGCTCGAGTGCAGATCGGCATGGCCAAGTCGGACGACATCACTGACGTAGAGCCGAAGTAGTATGTGCATATCTTTTAACGCTAAGTCATTGATCTATATGCTCTCTTACGAATTGCTTACAGAATCCATTTTACACGATGTCCATTATGTTAAGTCGATTGTGGATAACTCATGCGTTTCTGCCTACTAATTGTGCAGAATGTAGTTGTCCACAGGGCAATGTGTCTAACCTTGGCCTGATCATGCGCTCAGCCTGTGGATAACTTCCCAATTGCGCTTGGTCATGGCCGGATGTCGTGCGGCCAGCGCCCATGGCCTGCCCATCGGCTGGCCGGGCGGGGGGGGTAGGGCCAGCGCAAAGGCCGCGCCGGAACGGGCGGTATCACGAACAATTTTTTATTTTTTTAATGTACATTTCAATTGCTGGCGCATAGCAACTGGATTGACCAACGCTCCTTAACTTTGTATTTCTAGAACTCCCTGCGCCAGCTTTTATTTGGTATATTAAGCCGATCAAAACAGGTTGGCACCACAACCAGCACCAGAGCAGCCAGCAAACTACCTAATGTCGCCATACTGATGCAAACCACAATTTACAAATCCGAAGAAGAGCAAAAGCTGATGGTGGAGTTATGGTCACCGGCCATAGCTGATGATCCGGAGGCTTTTGTGCTTTTTGCATTTCCTTGGGGCCAGAAGAATACGCCGCTGGAGAAGTTTAGTGGCCCACGCAAATGGCAAAGGGAAGTCCTACGCGACATTACCGCCCACATCAAAAAGCAAAAGGGTTTGATTGACTATGACACCATCCGCATGGCCGTGTCATCTGGTCGAGGCATTGGCAAATCAGCCCTGGTGTCCTGGTTGATTTTGTGGATGCTAACCACCCGCATTGGTGGCTCAGTAGTGGTCAGCGCCAACAGCGAGAACCAGCTGCGCTCAGTTACTTGGGCTGAGTTGACCAAATGGGCAGCCATGTTGATCAACAGCCACTGGTGGGAGATTAGTGCTACCAAACTGGTGCCAGCGCAATGGTTGACCGAGCTGGTGGAGCGCGATTTAAAGAAAGGCACACGCTACTGGGCTTGTGAAGGCAAGCTCTGGAGTGCTGAGAATCCCGATTCTTACGCTGGTGTGCACAATCAAGACGGCATGATGTTGATTTTTGATGAATCCAGCGGTATACCTAACCCGATTTGGGAGGTTGGAGCTGGATTCTTTACAGAAAACACGCCGGACAGGTATTGGTTTGCATTTTCCAACCCCCGGCGCAATGAGGGCTACTTTTTTGAGTGTTTTCACGCCAAACGGGACTTCTGGACGTCAAAAATTGTGGATGCTAGGACGGTGGAAGACACCGATAAGTCAATTTATCAGCAGATCATTGCCGAATATGGCGAGGACAGCAGCCAGGCCAAGGTTGAGGTCTATGGCGAGTTCCCTTCAGCTGGTGAGGATCAATTTATCAGCCCGGTGATTGTGGATGATGCTGCCAAGCGCCCGCGTTACAAGGATTTGACGGCACCAATCATCCTTGGAGTTGATCCAGCCAGGGGTGGAGCAGATTCGACTGTGATTGTGGTGAGACAAGGACGGGACATTGTGGCCATCAAGCGTTACAAGGGCGAGGACACGATGGAGATTGTTGGTCGGGTGATTGATGCGATTGAGGAATACAAACCAACGCTTACCGTCATTGATGAGGGTGGCCTTGGGTATGGGATACTAGATCGGCTGACAGAGCAGAGGTACAAGGTCAGAGGCGTGAACTTTGGAGGCAAGGCCAAGCACTCTCAGGCATTTGGAAATAAGCGAGCAGAGATGTGGAACGACATGCGTAACTGGCTGAAATCTGCTAGTATCCCCACAGATCGGCAGCTAAAGGCTGATTTCACTGGCCCAACGAAGAAACCCAATTCTTCAGGGACTATATTTTTGGAAGGCAAGAAAGAGATGCGAGCAAGAGGTTTAGCTTCACCGGATGCAGCTGATGCACTTGCAGTCACCTTTGCCTTTCCTGTGGCGCACAGAGAATACAGGGAGCCTACAATCAGGCAACTTTCTTCTCAAAGCGCAGTTTCAACCGGATGGATGGGGGCGTAGAATGGCAACTAAACCTGGACTTTATGCAAACATCCACGCCAAACAGGCACGTATCGCAGCGGGTAGCAAAGAAAAAATGCGCCCTGTAGGCGCAAAAGGCGCGCCAACGGCCAAAGATTTCAAAGATTCGGCCAAGACGGCCAAGAAGAAATAACATGGACTTTGCTGATATTTCAGGGTTTACGCCACAAGAGCAAGCGGCTCTGAACTATCATCGTTCACATCTTGTCAACAACACATATAAAGAAAACGCGGATAAGTCATTGACTACGTTTTACGGCACTGTTGTTGGTACAGACAAAGGCGCTAGAATCATCCCAACATATTGGGGTGGACAAACACGCGAAGTGCCAGACGCTATGCGGTTTGCAGCAAAATCTAACATTGATTTTCCAACGTATGCAGACGTTCCTACGGCTTTAGAAGCTGAGAAACGTATGCACAACATTATGGAACAAGACATTGGTGTTTTTACAAAAGCCAGAAAGAAATAACATGCCACTTGTTAAATCAAAATCTCCCGAAGCCTTCCGCAAAAACATCAAAGCCGAAGTCGCTGCCGGTAAGCCGGTCAAGCAGGCCGTGGCAATCGCTTACGCGGTCAAACGCGAAACAAAACCAATGAAGAAGAAATAATGGCAGATTACACAGGCATCGCCGCAGCCGGTGCTGTGGCCAACGGCGGCAAGCAAAAAGGCTCAGAGTCTAATGTTTTGGCGACTGCTCGCTCGCGCTTGGACATGGCTATTGCCGCGCTGTCTGAATCCCGCGAAGATGAGATCGACGACCTGAAGTTCTACGCTGGCTCGCCCGACAACCACTGGCAATGGCCAGCGGATGTACTGGCCACCCGTGGTGCTGTGCAAGGCCAGACCATCAACGCCAGGCCGTGCCTGACAATCAACAAACTGCCTCAACACGTAAGGCAAGTAACCAATGACCAACGGCAAAACCGCCCAAGTGGCAAAGTTATTCCAGCCGATGACCACGCAGACATTGAAGTTGCAGAAATCTTCAACGGCATGGTCAGACACATCGAGTACATCAGCGACGCTGACGTCGCGTACGATACTGCGTGTGAAAACCAAGTCTCCTACGGCGAAGGCTACATCCGCATCCTGACCGAGTACTGCGACGCAGACACGTTTGACCAAGACATCAAGATTGGCCGTGTTCGTAACTCATTCAGCGTCTACATGGATCCAACGATCCAAGACCCAACCGGCGCAGATCAACAATGGTGCTTTGTCACTGAAGACATCCCCAAAGACGAATACACCCGCAAATACCCTAACTCAGCGCCCATCACCACACTGCAATCGCTGGGTGTGGGCGACCAAAATTTGAGCCAGTGGCTCACCGAAGATACTATCCGCGTTGCTGATTACTACTATGTAGACTACGACAAATCAACGCTTAACTTGTACCCTGGAAATGTGACCGCTTTTGAAGGCACCCCAGAGGACAAACAACTGAAAGAAATTTATGGCAAACCTAAAAGATCTCGTGAATCGGATCGTGTCAAGATTAAATACTGCAAGATTAACGGCTATGAAATTCTTGAAGAACGCGATTGGGCGGGGAAATACATCCCCGTAGTCCGCATTGTTGGCAATGAATTTGAAGTTGATGGCCGCTTGTATGTGTCTGGCCTTGTGCGTAACGCCAAGGATGCCCAGCGCATGTACAACTACTGGGTAAGCCAAGAGGCAGAGATGCTTGCCTTGGCACCCAAAGCCCCGTTTATTGGTTACGGTGGCCAATTTGAGGGTTACGAAAACCAATGGAAGACAGCAAACACGACCAACTGGCCGTATTTGGAAGTCAATCCAGACGTCACAGACGGCCAAGGTGCTGTCCTGCCACTGCCAGCTAGGGCACAGCCTCCAATGGCCTCCAGCGGGCTGTTGCAAGCCAAAGCGGGTGCATCTGAAGATATTAAGAGCACAACAGGGCAATACAACGCCTCTTTAGGCATGGGTTCCAACGAGCGCAGCGGTAAAGCCATCCTTGCACGTCAACGTGAAGGCGATGTAGGCACGTACCACTACGGCGACAACTTAGCCCGTGGTGTTCGTCACATCACGCGCCAGCTTGTTGACCTAATCCCTAAGATTTACGACACACAACGTATTGCCCGTGTGATTGGCTTAGATGGCGAGACAAACATGGTTAAGATTGACCCGACTCAGCAAGAGCCTGTTAAAAAGATTACGGATCAAACAGGAATTGTGA